TGCAGAGATTTGTTCAAATGCCTCTGCACCTTGCTTAATCTTTTTAGTGTCCAATTGATCAAACACTGCAAGAATTTCAGTAATAGTTGATGAAAACTTTTTAATTGCACCTTTAGGTACCAACATAAATGTTAGTAAACCAAACGCCAAAGAAGATGCACCACCACCTAACATCCTAATGGCTTCAGCGCCTTCTTTAAGCTTGTCTTTATCCATAGGTTTACCACCTATAGAAAGTGCTCCATTTTTTGTATTTGTGGCAATCTGTCTCAACAGATCCGTTTGTACTTGTAACTCAGTAACGATTGCTTGACTTAATTGTCCGCCACTTCCTCCAGAAACAGCAGCAACCACTGCATCAAGTTTTGATGCGGTTTCTTCCGTTGACTTCGCGATCTTGGTTAACGGATCCATAAGATCCTTTAGGGTTACTACTGCCATCCATATTATTTATTTAGAACCTTGGCATACTTATCTTAGGCATTGAAGGTGGTTTATAACCCGACATGTTTTTACTCATATTTGTAGAATTCTTTTGCATACCGGATATGTTATATTTATCCTCGGCCTCTTGATTTTGTTTCTTCTCTTCATCATTACGCTCCTTAATAATATCATTATAGATTTCAAGAGTATACTCAAATTCATAATATGGAAGCATGTCCAACTCTGTTGGTTGAACATGCAATTTTTCCATAAGTAATACCCTGATCTTATAGAAGTTCAGAAGAGATATCTTGAATAATGAACAGAGATTTGATTCCGCCGGGAAAGGAAAGCGGTACTGTGACCTCCGCGCCACAAGAAATACAAGGATACACAAACTCAGGTTTGATTCCTAATTTCATTTTTTCAACAAGTCTAAATATTAGAGAATACTTACCGGCATCCCATCCTTGATATGATGTCATAGCAGAAAAGATTTGCTTTTCATCAAACCCTCTCCATTCTCTTTGTACATAAGGTAATACAGCAAGAGCAGATTTATCCCACGATTTATTTTCTTCCTCTCTCTTTCTTGCCCAATCAGTAATGGCTCTCATAACACCGATTGTAGGTGGTGCCAATACCAATTCACCATGACTCTTGGTAGGAACGGTATAACATCTATTTTGATGATCATAATATTTTTCAACCAATTCGTCGATTTGATTAAATTGTAGATTAGATGTTCTTAACTCTACACTTTCTTGAGATTTACATGAACCTGATGTACATTTCTTTTTACCAACAGGCATCATTAATTTGGCTTCACCATTCTTAAAGGTAAGTTCACGGATTGAAAGAAGAACATAGATTCGATCTTCTTCAAGAATATCACGGTATGATCCTCTTTGAGTTCCATACATAATCTTTGTACAGCCTACAAGAATAGCATTTAGTTTTTCATCCACGTCTCTGATGTTTTCTTCATCAATAATAGAAAAATCTCTAATCTCACCAACTCTTGCTGCTCTAATATAAAGTTCAAAATCATCTCGGTAAAATCTACCACCAGATGGAAGATTACCTAAATCTAATTTCATATAACCAGTTAACTCCTGAATTCTTCTGATTTCAGGATCATCGGGTGAAGTAAGTCCCATCCCTCTGATTGGATCAACTTTACCTAGACTAGTAATTTTACCTTCATTAACTGTTGTTTCGGGTTGAATACCTTCTGCGGCTTCAAATTCCTTTTTAATATTTTCTTCGTGATTGCTCATATTATTTGTTTTTTGTTAACTGTTTTTCTGGTGATGTTTCTTCTACGATATGTTCAACAATAATGTTTCTAACATATCTTGAGATAGGAATTGGTCTAATACCTGATTCCATTGATTTTTGAATAATGATAGTGTTTAGATTATCTTCATCTTCAGGTGTTAAAAGAACTTGTAATTTTTTTGTTAGTTTCTTTTTTTGTGGTATCATTTCCTGAACACTTTCATTATAACCAAACTTAGGATTGTCTGATTTGTATTTTTTAATCCAAAACTCAACACGATCCATTACAATACCTAAAGATTCATCTGCATGAAATCTTTCTAACACTTCTCTTTTAAATGAAGTTGTTCCAAAATCTTTTACTGCTCTCTTAATGTATTTACCGGTTCCTAGATTATTAGGATTATCATTAATTGCATACCCTACATAGGTTTTCCCGTTGGATATATTTTCTACTTTAAATATGATCATGATCTATTAGATTATGTATTCTATATTATATATTAGAGATAAGACAAAAAAACTGGCCATAAGGCCAGTTTTGTTAAAATTTAAGATTTAGCTATTGGGAGCTCCAACGTTTTCTTCAACCCAATGATCACAACGATAAGTCATTGATACCTCGGCTGCATCAGCAGTTCCATAATCCAATGCATCAATAAAATCAGGTGCACCTGTTGGGAAAATATCCTTACAAGTAATCTTTCTAAAGATATCACCTGCACGGTTGTATTGAACAATAATCATGCTTCCTACATAGTCTTTCTTTAATCCCATTTCACCAGTCAATGGATCATAGATTAATTTATACCAATTTCTCATGGTATTATAGATGTAGTTTTCATTTGCATCATTTAAGTTCAATGTAAATGCAATAGTAAGATCTACAAAAGTCTGTCCAGGCATACCTGCATAAGAACGATCTGCAAATTTATATTTTTGACCGATTGCATCCACTGAAGGGTTTAATGCATTTAAACCTCCAACTGATTTAACATGTTCAAGGATCAAACCAGTATCATCGCCGTTTGGGGTAAAAAGAGTTACCTCAAATAGGTTAGGTTGAATTGGTTCATATCTGTTATTACTTGCCCTTGATTGAGTGTAATGTGGTAATGGCATAGCTTAACTTATTTTTTTATTTATTCTTTCTTTCTTTCTTTTATTGGAAGTTTCCTGAACTAATTGCTCCAGTTCTCAAAATAGTGGTTCTTTGAACCAAAATTTCCATCCCTCTTACCGGTTCGATGTAAGTATCTAGGATACCAACATTTTGATCGATAACTTCAGGCGTATTGTTTGTTTCATCCATTACATTTCTGAAGTCATATACACCGTCATCATTTTGAACAGTTGATAAGAAGTTATCAGCAAGAGTTTTAATTTCCAATCTTGTTTGAGCAGTATTGAACTCAAATAAGTAGTTCTTAAGAATTGCTTCAATACCATCTTGGATGTAGATAACAACCTCTCTAACATTAATTGAACTTAATGCAGATTTAGGAGTCTGTTGAGCAGTTTTATTTGCAAAGATAGTTGGACCAGTTCCGCTTTGGAAAATGATTGGGTTTAATCCAAATGGTTCTAAGTATTCTCTATCTGATAGGTCAAGATTAAGTTCTAATCCTACCACGCCAGTTCCACCTACAACACCTCTACGAACACCTGCAACTAAAGACCAAGGTAATGCATTTTCATACTTTGCAATAAAGTTATTAGATACATAAGCAGCGGGTGGTACATTAATGTTCTTTCCTAAATCCCTTATAGTAATAAAAGGATAATAGAATCCGCCGAAGCTTCCACCTTGAGTAGATGAAGGTAATGAGTATCTAACTGTTGGGTTCTTAGAAAGATCACCACCAGTAGAAATAAATCTAGAAGATAACGCCCCAGTTGCATCTACGAATGAAGGGTCTGTGTTAGCCTTAAAATCTTTAGCAGAAGGTGCATTTAAGATTGCAAATGCATTCTTTCTGGTTTGACATAGGTTAGTGTAAATTGCCTTAGATCCACTTTCAATACCGTTACCAAATGTATCAACAACATAACGGAAGTTAATAGTTTCTCTATCAGTTAATGCCTTAAATAGATTAGTTCCATTTAATGTACCATTTAAGATAGCATTTTGGCGTTCGTTAGTTCCATTAGGAACATGTTTAGTTACATCTAATACAAAACCATCAAGAGTAAAGATATTTAGGTAATCAACCCATGAATCAATTGGGTAATAAAGTTCAACCTTCTTAATAGAATTTACAGTAGTAACATTAATTTCAGATTGACATGTTACAAGTAATGCAGTAGTTGATACTGGGATAGTAGGAAATTGATTATTTGTTTTACCACCCTGTACTTGATTAATTCTAGTTAATCTAGAATGAGGGGTTGAAACATTACCTTCAAAATGTAAAAGATAATTTCCTACAACCACAGTAGAAGCATCAGGGTCAGTTGATGCAATAAGTACCTGGTTAGGTTTAAGAAGAGGTTCAGATGAAGAATCTGCTATAATATCGATTGAACGATTAAGAGATCCTTTAAGTGTTTGAATATTTAATGTGTTTAATGCAACAGAAGCCCCATCAGAAGTTAAGAAGAATCCTGTGCCGCTATCCATATTAAACTGAGATCTCGGGGTAACATTTACAAAAGCATCTTGTTGATAAGGAGTTACTCTAACACCCGGTATGTAATATGCAGGGTCAGAGATTGCAAACTTAGTACCTACAGTAGCAGGTACACCCGTATGAATGAATCCATAACTAGTAGCATAAAATACTAGGTAAGATATATATTCATTACCAGAGATTTCCCATACTGCTTCATCACCATCGGTAAGAGTACCATTAGAGAATGAGCTATAAAGAGCACTTCCATAAGAACCAATGATATTAGCATTAGTATTTGCAGTTTCAAATTCATGAACAGTAAAACCTAAGTCTTCTTCATTTACATAAGTATATGTAGTTCCTAATGATGTTGGAAAATCACCAGATACGATTCCACCTACTCCTGATAAAACAACAGTAACAACAGTATTGGTAACATTCACAGAAAGTACAGGAACGTACTTATTACTAATTGCACCTTTAATGTAAGAACCTACTGTTGTAGGAGAATTAGCAGACATACTTGCAAATGCATCATATAAAGGATTACCTGCAGATCCAATTATTGAGATCTGAATATTTCCTCCTGTTAAAGTATTAACAGATACTATATCACCAGTTGCAATAGTTGCTAGGTTTACGCCCTGTGCAGCTCTTGCATAAGCAAGATCAGATACAATTGCTTCACTGTATGAAAGAAAATTAACATCATCCTGAATACCAGTAACTTGAGAATATTCAATGTTATGTCCAATTAGGTCAATACCACCTTTTACACCGTCAATTAGAAAATCTCCACTGAATAGATCTTCATTTACAGCGCAGAATAATCCAGTTGTAGCAGTATCAGCATTGATTAATTTCCCAATGAATAAGTTATTACCGATAAGATCTACAAAATCAGGAATTAAACATGCAGTATAAGTTGCAATTAGGTTTACTTCTGATTCATTAAAGAATTCTTGTAATTTAGTATCAGTTGTGTCAGATGCAAATTTCTTTCTCTGAATACCTTTAGTTGGATTAAAATATTGTTGGAATGTAGGATCGGCAGTAAATCTGTCATAAGGTGTAGCAGAACCAAAGTTTCCACCAAAGTTACCTTCAATGACAAATACATCTACCATAAAGTCAGAGATTAAACTGTCTTTATCTAAGAAACCAGGAACGTTTGCAGCTCCGTACCATTCTTCAACAGTAACATTAAAGCTTGCAACATTATCATTTGCAGCTTTTCTAACAATTATTGATACTGGATTTTGACCTAAGTTAACAAAATCTAAAAGATCATTAGTAGTTAGAGAGCTTAATACATTTCTGTTTGCTCCAACATTATCTAGGAATGCATCACTATCAGGGAAAAAGAATTTATCCCTGTTATAAAATTTTTGATATTCTCCAGAAGCGCCTGCATTATTTTGAGCTTCTGGTGTAGCAGCAGTACCTAACTTAATGAAATCTACATTGTCGTCTGAGTCTAATGCTAAAAGGTTAAGGGCTAAAATTGGTCCTCTTTCTAATGCAGCTAAGCAGCTTCTATGAAAGTATGAATCCTTTCTTTCAAGGTTTCTGTCAATATCTCCAAACACTTGCTTAAAAAATGCAGTGTCTGGTACAAAAACTGGTGTATTAAAAGGACCTTTCTTAGAAAAACCAACAATTAATCTTGTTTGGTTTGCAGGAATGCTAACAACTTGACTCTTGTCAAATTCAAAGCGGTAAGTACCTGCGGCTTTAAGAGAAGCGATTCTTGGATCTAGTGCCATCTTGTATTATATTTTTTTTATTGCTTTTTTTATATATCCACGGCATAGCCACTTTTCTACACAAGATCATAAATATCGTAATTGAGATTTCCTCCCTTAGAATCCTTTTCTAAGATCTCATCAATCTTAATTTGCAGAGATTCATCTATCGTATCATAAATCTCCTCGACAAAGTCAGAAAAGTCTAAAGTAAAGAAAAATTCTGAACTATTTATGCTAGTCATTATAAGATCATCGTGACCTAATTGCCCTGCATATGATCCATTAGGCATCTTTCCAAATGTAGAGGCTTCATATACAGTTTTCTTATCCTTAATCACAATTCTGTTTTGTGTTATGTATTTCTTAAAGTTTTGACAAAAGATAGGTTTATTATCTTTTTTAATTTTAAGACCAAAGTTTTTAGTTCTTGCATCAATGCGGTGTTTAAACTTAACAACCATTTCTTCGTCAAATTCATTTCTTTGCGGAAAGACAGTTTCTAGTCTCTTAATCAATTCTCCACCAAACATATTCCACTCAATTATTAGTTTTACGTTTTCTGAATGAAACATATCAAATGATAGGATATAAACAGCTTTTGCAAATTCTTCTATAGTATGATCATTACTCCTAAATCTTCCGACTTGTCTAAGTCTAAAAAAGTCAATAAATGATCCAGGTGAGGTTATCTTTTTCCAGTCCTGTTCATCCATGATTTCAATTTTAAAGATATTTATGATTGAATAGTCACCACCATTTCCTTCGGCAATATCAATTGAGAAGACCCAATAATTTGTATCTTCTTCAATTTCATCAAGATTAAAATCAGGATCCCATAATAAACCTGCATACTCAATGTTTTCATCCTCAAACTCAGGAATCTCTTTATGAATAAATTCTTTTTGATTTTGTTGAAGCTTCTTAAGACTGTCTGCACCTAATAAGAGAGATGAACTTGCTATAAATTGATTTCCGTACTGCCTATTAAATGCTTCTTCTGAACCAAGGTTAGAAACTTCCTGTCTCATCCATGCTTCATCTCTACCGGGTACATCCCACCAATCAACCCTAAACGGTGAATATTCATTGAGCCCTTTTTCTGCCGATGAGTAGATATCATAAAACTTATTAAAGCCGTTTGGTGTACTTGTAATAATTACCTTTGAATTTGAAGATGCAGATACTGTAGGATAAACGTTTTCATAAAAAGTTTCCACAAAGTTTTGTGGAATGTGAGCGAACTCATCCATAAACAGTAAGTGAATGGTAAAACCAATTGCTGCTTTCTTTGTAGTAGTTTGTCCAATAATACGACAGCCATTATCAAACTTGGAATTAAATACATCCCATTTAATAACACCGGGCTTTAAGAAAAACGGTAAGTGTTCAAGAATCGTTTTTCCCTTATCAATAATTTCACGAGTAGTTGCTCCCTTATTTGAAAGTATAAGAGAATTCTTATCAAAGTTAAATAGAGAGTACCATGCAATAAAAATTGATGAACAAATTGTTTTACCAATCTGACGGGATGCTAAACAGCAATTAAACCTCTCTTTTTGAAACTGCCTTAACATTTCTTCCTGATATCCTCTTAACTTAATTGTTTGTAAACCATGATCGGTCATTACAGTACAATAAGTATTTGCAAAGTAGACAATATCAGTTGCGCATTTCTTTATTTCTCTAATCTCATGTGGTGTATAATTAAAAACTATGTTACCTTTTCTAAGATTAGGATTACCTTCATAGAATGGAGTTGCTTTAGGTTTATATCCTTCCTCCAATGCAAGCATAAGCTGTTCAACCTTTTCTGATGTCCATGAAAAGGATTCTTCTGCAGTGCCAATCTTAAACTCAAATCCTGCGCTTTCTGCTCTAGGTTTCTGTGCCATCTTCTTCTATTATGGCTAAGATATGATTTTCGTGTAGAGCTTCGTATTCTTCTCCACCTATCTTAAAAATCGTACCCTTACCAATTGTTTTTATGATTGTATGACCCTCTCTAACATCTTCTGATGAGGACTTAATTACAATACATTTACGATTATACTTTTCAGTTGGAAGTATAATTCCACCTTCAGTTACTTTTTCTTCTATGATCTCTTTTGTAAGAACATAGTTATTCTTCATCTTGATCTGCATCGACATCTTGTATATCTTCTTCATTAATACTATCCTGTAAGGCTCTCATAAGATCTTTTGTTCCTCTTGCCTTAACTCCAGTGTTACCAGATTTCTTTTGGGTATTATCGGTATTAGCACCGCCATGATAAACATCAATATCCCTGGAAAGCTTTTTAGCATTCTCTTCAATTGCAACCATATACATGGTTTGACTTTTAATGATATCTAAAAGTGTTCTCTGTAAGTCACTAAGTACTTCAAACATTCTAGGTGAAACATCACCTTCATTAATAGTATCCATCAATGTTGAAATTGCAGTTTCACTATTTTGCATTTGGCGAATAAGCATACCTAATGCATATTCATCTAGTTCTGCTTTAACCTTAATGTATTCATGCTCCTCAATAATCTCTTCACTTAAATAAAACTTAAGAAGATTATTCATAACCCGCTGGGCCTTATTCTTTGCGGTTTGTAACGCAACAGCCTGTGTTCCTTCTGCTCTAACCTTTGGTAATTGTGGTGTATCTTCTAAACCAGGTACCTCATCAGGTAAATCATTTAATAAGTCTCCAAGGCTGTCTCTAAATTTGTGTTTAGAATCTTCTTTCATTAATCCTTAATTTAGATTATATATTCTAGCTTATCTAGGATTGGTTTCCTTCTGTAGCAATAATTGCGGTGCAGCATTATCTAATAGTAAAGTTAAATGAGTATCTTTTACTACATATTGAGATAATATCAATTGCTGCAATTCTTCTTCAATAGGTTTACTCCAAATACGAAGGTTAGTTAAGTCTGTTTTACATCCTAAGAGTTTCCATGAATTAGAATCTGGTATTTCAATTGGTGTATACAATTTAGTCTCAGAAAATATCTTTGTTAACTGGGCACTGTTCTTTGGATTAATTGCACCAGTTTTATCAAGCGTCTCGTAACCAAATAAACTTAATTGTTTTGCAATAGAATTAAGATTAATTACAAACGCATACCAATCATTTTCAATAAGAGATAGTCCCTGTGATTGTAAATTATACTTAAAATAGTTACTATCCAACTTTACTATAAACCAATTTGGTGTGTATGTAAATTCCACAAGTTGATAAGGCGGTAAAAGAGATGTTTCATAAACCATAAAGGTATTACTTGCCTCTCTATTAAATCTAGGAGTACCTTGAAATGTATTATCAATGTAGTCTACATCAATATCAATACTAGTGGATCCTATTGCAGTTATTTTATGAATCCCATTATATGATGTAGTACCAGCAACCTTAACCCAATTTCCAACAGAAAGAGTTTGTGATAGTGTAGGTAAACCTAAAGTATTAAGTTTTACCTTTCCTCCACTATTAGTTATGCTTGTAATTGCTACATTTATACCAATAGGATTTGTGTACTTTGGTCTTACCCAAAAAGTAAATGCCCTATCATCAGTTTCTTTCCACCCTTTATCATATCTGTATTCAACACCTTCTGTGCCTGTTTCCATTGAAGATAACTGATAATGATACTTAGAAATGATAGTCCAATTATTGTAAACATTCTCTTCTTTAATTAAAAGTCTCTTATCGAGTATTCTTCTAACATAATCATTTGATAAAGTACCTATCGTATTATATTGATTAGGCTTTCTTACATCATCATACTCTTTATTAGCCTCTTCTCCAAACTTAGATTCAAGATCACTTACTAATGCATTCTTCTCGGCTTCAATATTTTTATTAGGATAGAGAACAGCTGTTCTTTGCTGATACGGTACAAGACTTACTCTCCAATACGATCCAGTATATAAAAAGTCATCAGCCTCAGTAACAGCATCAACTTCATACATTCTATTCATATATTGTTCAAAATATAAATAGTCTCTCATTTGTGGTCTTGCACCAACACCAAATACTTGTTCAAATGCAGATTTAACTATATGTACTTCAAACTGTACAGGAAAATCCATCATAAGAGGATTATACTGAATGTCCCTTGTTGGTAATTGGTTATCAGGAAACATTATCTTAACTTCTGCGGTTGAAATAACATTAAATAGAGAATACTCCTTTAGGATAACATCTTTACTTCTTTGGTCTGCGGCAGTCTTAAAATACTTAACACAGAAACCAAATAGATTTGATGCAACAGCAGATAACTGATTATACATTTGGGATGCTCTTGATAAATCATAAGGATTCCATGAAGATCCACAACAGTCAATAACCAGGTTTTGCGCGCCTGACATTGAATCACTATCACAACAATTAATTTGTGGTATCTTACATATTACTCCACCATCCGTAACTATTTCGAGTGATATAGACTTAAAGTCTAGTGTGCCATCGCCTACCTGTTCATACTTATACTGTACCCAAAATGGATTAATCGGATTAAGTAACAAACCTTCTAGATTCGCATTAGTTAATGAGATCCAATCAGAATAGGTAACTCCATCAATACCCCATCTAAAAGATTTGCTAAAATAAACTGATGTGGATTCGCCTACAGTTTGATCACTATAGCTTAATACCTCAACTACATTTTTATAAGGTTCTTGTAGACTGATTAGAATAGCATCGCCATTCTCATTTGTGGTTGTTCCTATAACGGCCATATTAAGAATTAATTTGTTCTATTTCTTCTTCAACTTCAACTACTTCCTTCTTAAAAGTTTCACCTAAAATATATGAACCTACAAAGGGTGTTAATGCTGCAAAATATGCGCTTACCCCAATAAGATCTGCTTGATTAATAATTACCCAAACCCCTACGATTAACCATAAGGCTATTGTAATATACATCATTACTTCTCTTCTACTGTTAAGGCCAGGCAAAAATATTGAAGAACTTTTACTTTTACGAACACTTTCACCAAAAATATATGAAGCAACAAAACCAGTTAAAGAAACAAAATATGCAGCTAGTGCAGTAAAATCGGTTTCAAAATAAGTTGCAGTAACACCTACCGCTAACCATAAAAATACTATTAGATATGTTACGCATTCACGCTTAGATTCGCAACATCTCCTTAAAAAACTTTTCATAAGACCTTTTTGTTTATATATTCCTTAATAAGGAGTATAGTCTGTCTTAACCAAAAGGGTAGGGTCGTCTTCTTCTAATTTTTGATCAATATGATCTAGAAGATCAAATATACTAAGAGTTCCGTCAATTTCAAGTTGTCCTAAAATTTCAAATAAAAGTGAAGCTTTCATATAAAAATATGAAGATCTTTCCAGATACTTGTTAGGCATTATTTTATAATCAATAATCTTCTTATTGATGATATCAAGTTGACTTCTTTGGAATATTTGTGTTAAATCAAAAATGCCTTCTTCTATCTTAAAATAAAAGCTCATAATTTCTCGATTTTCAATTTTAACAATTCTTGAGAATTTTTTGTCATAGGAAATACTAAATGTCATCCATTCTAGATTTTCTAATCTTTCTATGATTGACCAGAGAAAGGTAACAGAATTAGGTTTATTACCGGGCATTGCGGTAAGACCATCTACCTCAGCTTTTGTGATCTCAAGATTTAATCTTTTATTACCTTTGATAGCAGACTTAAAAGACTCTACGTCAACGGTGAAAAGATTCTCATCATCAGATTCATTCCAATTTTTACATTCTTTAATTACTCTTGATATGATGATACTATCAATGAGATCAAACTTATAAAGAGTAAAGTAAATATGAGTTGGAATACCTAACTCAAACTTATTGTCTATTAACATCATTTCCCATCTGTTTTTCTAATATATCTATCGCGGTTCGGACTTCTGATGGGTTATATTTTAAGCATTCTTTAAACTCTCTATGACCAATTTCATTAAATTTCATATAAAGTTCAACGGCTTTTGGATCTGGTGACCATTGCTTTTCTTTTTCTTGTTTCTTTACCTTTGTGTAAATAAAACCTGGAACTTTATTAAACTTTGAAGCAACCATTCTCCATGCTTCTGCTTGTCCTACTGGATCAATTTTAAGAGTATTAAATAGATTTGCCTGAATAGGAAACTTAATACTCATAAAACGATTGGTCATAAAAGAATTACGAGACTTATCATAACTGGAAACCTTATCCCATTGTGCATCCTTACCAAATAAAACTTTTATGTAGTCAAATAATTGCATACTCCTTTTTTATTATACTTTAACAATTCATTTTTGTTTTAGGTGAACATCCTAAAAGAATTGTTAGTCTAAACTGTTGTCTAAGATATGTAGGAATTTTATACTCCTTATAGATTTCTTTAAAGATTGGGTCCCATTTGCTTTCCTCTAATTCATAATCCAAAAAAGGAATTTCTTTTTGTCCCATATCATTTAATGTAGCAGTTTCAAGTAAGTGGTCAAAATCCGCGCTAGGAGTAGATTCCCTAAAAAGACGACGATAACACTCCATCATTGCATCGTCTATTTTCTTTTGCATTCTTGGTGTCATATTAAAAAATTTTCCCTTTTTGCTTACGATCTGATATGAAAGAAAAATCAGAGTCATCTTCATCATCTTTGAAGATTTTAGATGAAACTGCTATTGAGGTATCTTCTGTTTTGTATGGGCTATTTTCTAGGATAGATTTCATTGAAGAAACACCATTAATCTTTAAGGTATTTAAACTAATCTTAGACTCAATAGAAAGAAACATTTCATCTAGGATACCTTCTGGGATAGATTCAGCAGAAAGAACCATTAAGTTTACATTTGATTTAATATTGGCAATGATCTGTTCTCTGGTCATATGTTTAGCCTTCATAACACGAATAGTGATATTGGCAAGGTCAGTTACCAACTCATCATTATAAAGATACATATGAGAAAGGACACCATGTTTCTGTTTGAATTCAGAAACGATTTCATCTGCCTTCTTTTCACTGATTCCATAACGGCGATCTTTAGATACATACCAGTATGCAGGAGTAACATTATCACCGGCATCACCAGTAAGAACCTTTCTAAAACGAAACTCTTCAGGATCAACCTCTACAATATCAACCTTTTTCTTTTTCACTAGAGTTTGTAATAGTTTCTTGGCTTGGTTTTCTGGTGAAACTGAAACCTTCATAAGATCAAAGATATCTGTTGATGTTTCTTGTTCTTCAGTATTCATCCATTCAGAAAAGCCTTGATAGGTATAAAGCTTTTTATGTGCCGGTGAAAATAGGATAGTATGAGTATCATTATTTTTACAAACCAATTGGACAATATCACGGTCACCAGTAAACATAATTACTGATTTGTTATTTGCCAAAGATTCAGTATTCCACGCATACATTAAATCATCACCTTCAGCACCATCAATTTTTGAAACAATTACACCTTGACGAACCAAGAGACCAATAAAGTCTTCTGATACTTTAGAAAAGTTTTCCCAGTTAATAGTGGAATCCTGTTTACGATTTCCTTTATAGTCTGCCTCTGGGTAAAAGTCCTTACGCCATGAACGAGAATCTACCGTCCATACAATTTTATCAATAAGACCTTCAAACAGTCTAACCTGGTATGCAAAATCGGTTGCGAGTTTTACCATAAAGGATTGAGACTCTTCAGAAGAACCTAGTAATTCTTTAGACTTACCTAGACGAGGCAATACATATAATGTTCTGAATAGAAAATAGTTTCCATCCACAACAAGTGTGTGTCTACCTGTTTTTTTCATCTATTTTTTGTAATTTATTAAATTATAACAGGTCAAGGATTAAACTGAAAGTTTATGATAAGAAACTCTTGTTCGATCTGTTCCTGTGATTGATTAGATCTTTCTCTCTTAAACTCCCAAAATCTTTTTACTGCTTCGCCTAATGCAAAATGATTAGGATATCTTTTAATTAGTTCATTTAGTAAATTGTCTGACATATTATGCACCATTTAGTATTGATTGTAATTCATAGATACATGCAAGCATTGATACAGCCGGATCAATTACTAACTGCCGTTGTGATTGATATTTTGAAACTGTTACAATAGTTTGCGGAATAAATTGTATGTATGATTGTCTTTCCTGTTGTATGTATTCAATAAATTCAGCACCGAGAGAAGATAGTACATCATCTACTCTGTTTGCATAGTTTGATAACATATACTGATAATTTTTTACAGGATCAGTGTTATCAATAATAAGATCATATACATCTTTATAAACCGAACTAAACTTCTTAATATCTTCAACAGTAATAGTTTCCTTCCCTTGAGATTTAAACCCTTGTAGTTGATTAAGCATATTACGAAGATCCGGAAATTTTCTCTTTACCAATTCAACGGCAGCATGTTTATCGATACCAATCCCTTCTTCTTTACAGATTTGTAAAACTCTCATTATGTAACCTTTCATAATTTCAGTTTCCTCCTCTTTAGTAAAATCAAAATCAATCATTTCAAATCTTGATTGAATTGGATCCGGAACCTTGTTAATGTAATTACATGTTGCAATGAATCTGGCATTAGATGCAAATTGATCCATTGTTGCACGAAGGGCTTTAAAGAATTGATCTGATACACCATCAATCTCATCTAAGATAATAACCTTAAGTTTACCAGGCTCATCCATAATGGAGCGGTTTGCACAGAAGTCAGTAATACGATTTCTAACAATGTCAACCGATGTATCCGTTGATGCATTAATATAAAGATATGGATGCTTAAAGTGTTTAACCAATGCCTTAGCAGCGGATGTTTTACCTGTACCTGGACTACCATGTAAAAGAAGATGTTGATAAACACCCTTTGATAATTTATCACCTACTCGTTTAGGTGTAATGAGATCATCTAAGTTTTGTGGCCGGTACTTTTCAGTTAAAAGAATATTCTGTACATTTCTCATAATTAAGATACTATTGTTTATTTTTATATGCAAACCTAAGTGATAGTTTTACTAAGGATAAATAAAAAAATCATATAAGACATCGTTGAGAAGAGTAAGAAAATTACTTGGTAATGACAGAAGAGGTTCTGTCATAAAAGAAAATAAAGGATTAACACCAACTGTGATTAAGAAAGGGCAATCTAGTAATAGGTTAGGAAGAGTGATTGTTGCTAATGATAATGTACCAACAATACAGCGAAGAAATCTTAGTATTACAACATCCGCTGAAGTAACAAAAAGACCAATAAGTAAAGTTGAACCTATCTGGTCAGGCGAAACAGTTTTTATTATAGGAGGAGGACCGTCTCTACAAGATTTTAACTGGTCTGGTCTTTATGGTAAGAAAACTATTGCAATCAATAAATCACTGCTTTCATTTCCTCAAGCAAATGTTCTCTATTGGACAGATTCTAGAGTTTATTCCTGGATAAAAGCCGACATTGATAATTTCAAAGGACCTAAATATACAATACGAGATCACCCATCATATATAGGTGATATTAAGATTTTAAGAAAAGGAAATAAGTTTGGTTTAGAAGAAGCCAAAGATACACTATCACATGGAAACAATAGTGGATATGCTGCTATTAATCTTGCATACCACTTAGGAGCAAAACGAATAATTCTTTTAGGGTATGATATGGGTAATGATGGTAAACGAGGACATCATCATGATGGATATCCAGTTCCAGTAACAGGTGATAACATTTACCGGGATCAATTTATCCCAGGATTTAAGATACTTGCAGATCTACTTAAGACAAAAGGAATTGAAGTCTATAATGCATCTCCAAATAGTTTATTAAATGCCTGGCCTAAGATTACGTTAGAAAAAGCTTTAACTTTTAAATGATCTTCTAATATGTGTGATAAACTCCCTTTGTTCACCTTTTAGAAGAGATTTACAGTGTTTAGTAAAGTTAACAGATGAATCTATTACTCGTTGATCAACCCTTTTATTCCGTGAGTTATGAGCCTCTGAACATTTGCTACATACAAAGTTTTCAATCTTCTTTGAATCCATTCTTGCCTTAATCTCTGTGGAACAAATTGCACAATTCCAGCCTATAACATTTGAGTCTGCCTCTACTTCCTTTATTGTGGTAAAGGTTTCTCTAAAGGGATTCCAAAGAATCTTATTAGGATTTTT